CGGCACACAATAACTTTTTAATTATATTTGGTAAAAACTCCATTGTTGTCTATCAAGGGGCCACAGACCCTACTACAATGTCCTTAACGGACACTATAGCCAATGTTGGTTGTATTGACAGAGATACTGTGCAACCCACTGGAACTGATTTAGTGTTTATGTCCAATGAAGGCTTACGGAGCTTTGGTAGGACTATACAGGAAAAGTCAATGCCCGTTAGGGACATCAGTAAGAATGTTCGGAATGATTTACTGTACATTAACGCACAGCAGGTCAACAGCCCCCTACGGTCTATCTATAGCCCTGAGGAAGCTTTTTACTTACTGTCTTTTTCCGACTCAAAGTACGTTTATTGCTTTGATATGAGGACTCCTTTGGAGGATGGTTCCCATAGGGTTACTACATGGTCAGACACAACTCTGAGGGGCTTAGAGAGGCTACAGGACGGTACTCTGTACGTAGGTAACACTAACGGTATTGCTACTTACAGTAACTATCAAGATTACGGACAGCCTTATGATATGTCTTACTTTAGCAACCCGCTGTCCTTTGGGGACACATCAAGGCTAAAGATCTTAAAAGAAATTATTATAACATTTATGGGAGGTCAGGGAGCACAGGCAGTTATTAACTGGGGATATGACTATACTCAGTCGTACACTAAGCAGATTGTAACTATTGATTCCGGTAGCCAAACAGCTTACTACAACGAAAGTGAATATAATGTGTCTTCTTCAGAATACAGCCCATCCATTATTGTGGACAGACCAAAGACTAAAACAACAGGTTCAGGGACGGTAGTAACCATAGGTATGGATGCTACTATAAATCAAAACGCATTATCTTTGCAGGAAGTTAATATTCAAGCTTTAATAGGTAGGATGATCTAATGAGCAATTATACAAAGACTACAAACTTTACAGCCAAAGATACTCTTCCTACGGGCAACCCTGCGAAGATTATCAAAGGGGCTGACTTTGACACTGAGTTTGATGCACTTGTTACGGCAGTAGCATCAAAGGCAGACACAGCTAACCCAACTTTTACAGGCACAGTTACAATACCAACACTAACTGTTAGTGGTACGTTGACTGCTGGATTAATTACTGGAGGTACTTACTAATGGCTCTTATAGATGATTTATTGGGCTTAGGGTTTGACATAAGCCAGTATAAAAACCTCTCCGATGAGCTTAAAGCTTTTGGGTCAACTGCTGAAACTGGGATGGCAGGTATAGGTCAAACCGCTGCCACTGAAATGGCGTTTAAACCTTTTACGGTAACTTCCGGAACAGGCACAGCAACAACTACTGCTGAAGGTGGTACTGCCTTAGGTTTATCCCCAGAGCAGCAAGCTTTAGCCACAGGTTTAGAGACAGGGGCTGCGGGTCTACTACCTCAAGCTACTACTAGAACTGGGACTTATGACCCCTTTGGTACTTCAGCTTTAACGGGGGCAACCACAGCTTTAGCGGGGGCGGGACAACAAGACTTACCTATGGCTCTGCAAAGGGCAGGAGTAGGTACGTTATTTAGTCAACAACTGGCTGGTATGGGTGCTCCTACAGGGCTTGAGGGTCTTACTCAGCAAGCTTTGACTGGTGGTCAGCAAAGGATTGCAGGGGCTGGGCCTTCTTCAGAACTTAATCAATTAGCTCAGTTATTTGGTGGTGATGTTTCCGGTATGCTGGGAGCACAGCCTTCACAGCAAATAGGACAATTAGGGTCAAGAGCCTTAGCTTTAGGTCAGCAAGGGTTAGGCGGGGCTGCTCCAGCAGACATAGAAGCTCTGAGATCACAATATGCAGGTCTTGCAGGACAAGCCGCAGGTGGCTTAATGCAACCTAGAGGAGCAAGAGAACAAGAAGTCTACGAAAGAATTAGGGCTGCTCAGTCTCCTGAAGAAGAAAGACAACGATTAGCGTTAGAAAACCGTTTGGCTGCTCAAGGGCGTTTAGGCGTTGCTTCAGCACAATTCGGTAGCACCCCTGAACAGCTTGCACTGGCTAAGGCTCAGTCAGAAGCTCAGAATCAAGCAGCTTTGATGGCTATGCAACAAGCAGGTACTGAAGAGCAACAGGCCCTACAGAGAGCCTTAAGCTTGTCAGGGCAGGCTGGACAGCTTGCGGGTACTTCTTCACAGTTACAATCAGCAGCACAGGACAGAGCCTCACAGTTGTCTCAGTTAGGCTTATCAGCAGAGCAGATTGAGTCTCGTCTTGAGAGCGAAGGTTTAGGTAGGGCAGCACAAGCCGCTGGTTTGTCCAGTCAGCTACGTCAAGCTTCTTCCGGTTTAGAATCAGAAGCTCTTCAGAGAGGTCTGGGCTTGAGCCAGTTAGGATTGGCTGGTAGTCAAGCTGGGGCAGGTTTAGAGGCACAGAGACTACAGCAGTTGTTGGGCTTACAACAGGCAGACATAGGGGCTGCTGGGGCACAACAGGCTTTACAACAGGGTCAGTTAGGTCTTGCTGGAGGTATGTTTGACTTATCCAGAACAGCCGCTGGCTTACCTTCACAGCTACAGGCAGGGGACATTGCTAACTTACAGGCTCTGATGCAGACTGGTTATGCACCTGAAGCACAACTGTTGAATCAGCTACAGGTAGGTACTAACATAGCGTCCCTTGCTGATACAGCACGTAGACAAGCCGCTATGGAGAAAGCAGAGTCGGCTGCTTCTGGACTTGAGGCTAACTTAGAGGCTCAGAAGCTAAGGGCTGGTTTGTTAGGACAAGCCTTAGGTTCTGCCGGTCAAGTTATTGGTGGTGGTGTAGGCGGCGGTGGTTTGTTTAGTTCTTTGGTAGGAGCTGCAAACGAAGGCGGTGCTTTAGATGATTTACCTGACGTTATTAAAAAATTACTGGGGATAGGTTAAAATGGCTAAATTTTCACAAGGATTTTTAAGAGGGATTTCTGATTTTGGTCGGATGGACCCCAATGAACCCAGAAGACGCTTAGCTGAAGCAGCTCCTCAGTACCAGCAAATGGGAACTACAGACCCATTAGCTCGTAGAGTAGGTAGTTTGTTTAGTAACTTAGGGGTAGACACAAGTTACATGCAAACAGCCCCTGAACGTATAGCTGCTGAGTCTAAAGATTTAGATATGTCTAAACCAGTAGATTCTGCAAAAGCAATGCTAATCAGGGCGCAGTACATACAAGACCCTCAAATACAATCTGCAATGATTATGAGGGCTCAAGAAATTATGCGAGCTGACCAACAAAGAGTTTTAGCGGCAGAAGAACAAGCTGCTAACGCTGCGCTACAGCTAGAAGTTAGACAAAGCCTTATACAAAGAGCTGAAGAGTTAGGTCTTACTGGTGTAGCTAAAACACTGTCCGCTGGTGGTGACATAGAAGAGCCTCAAAAAACTATTGTAGAGTTTGAAAAAGAAAAACAAAAATCAAAGTCAGCAGATCAGGGTTTAGAGGGCTATAGAAATATTGTAGCTGAGCAATATGATATTCCAAAAGAAGATCTTTTAGGGCTTAGCGAAGAACAGATAAATAAAGTAACTGAAGGTAAATATGCTACTCCTCAAGCTTATTTAAGTAAAGATGGTAAAGTAAGAATGTTAAAAACTTTAGATAAGTCGGGTAAAGTTTGGGCGGCTGACCTCAATAAATATGTAAATCCCAGCGAACTAGAACTTGCTCCTGCTGCCCAAGTGTCTAAAGTGATCCAATCAATAGACAGCAGCATGAATAAAAAAGTTTTTGGAGAAGAGTTTTCTAAATTATGGGCATCAGACTACAAAACAGCTCTTTCTGAAGCGGAAGATGCTTCTTTAAATTTTCAAAAAAACTTGGAAACTGATGAGCTTGTAGATAGAATGTTTACTGGAGCTTTAGCAGACGTTAAACTCTCAATTGGTAGACTTGCTGAAGATCTTGGAATTGGAGGTGAAAACCTTACAGAAAAAGTTTCAAACACTCAAGATTATTTTGCTAGAAGAGGTCAGGCTGTTCTGGACAACATTAAAGCTCTTGGTTCGGGAAGTTCAGTGTCAAATACCGACAGAGAATACATGAAGACTATTGCCGGTCAAGACATTACATTAACCAAAGAAACTATAAAAAGAATTTTAAGAATAGAACGCCAAGTTTTATCAGAAACAGTTAACGCGTCTAATAATTTAACTAATCAAGCAATTAATCTTGGTTTTATAGACAAAGATCAAGCGGATATTTTTATTAAACCGCCTTTAACTTTGTCTTCAGAGGATTCAGGGCTGTCAGCAGATTCTAGTTTAAGAAGTTTATTTAAAGATGCAGGTATTGAATATGATAGATAGAGAACAAGTCATTGAAGAAGCTGTTCGTTTAAAAAAAGACGGAAGAACTGAGGACGCTAAAAAACTTTTAGTGGAATATGATAAAAGGTCAAAACAACCATCTTTTACAGAGGAAGACCCTGAAACTGTCTATGATTTGTTACCTGTAGCGGGTGAAATAGGAGCCGCTATTCCTGCTTCCATTGCTGGAGCAAAATCAGGTGCGGGTCTGGGTGCTTTTGCTGGGCCAATTGGAGCTGCTGTTGGAGGTTTTGTAGGTGGAGTAGGAGCTGGAGCGGTAGCGGCAGGAGTAGGAAGATTTGCAGGAGAGTCAGCGGAAGATTACTTTGAAGGGCGTGTTATTGATGCAAAAAAAGCACTGGAAAAAGCAACAGAAGCTGCCACACAAGAAGCTATATGGTCTAGTATTTTTGGGTTAGGTTTTCCAGTAGCATCAAAAGTGATTGGAAAAGGAAAACAACTCTTTTCTGATAGATATAGTCCTGATGAGGCTATAGAAACCGTTGCTGAGTTACAAGAAAAATTGAAAGACTACGGAGCTACTTTGATGCCTACTATGGTAGCAGGTGGCAAAAAGAATGAGTTTTTATTTGATGTGGCTAAGGTTTCTCTAGTAACTAAAAATACTGTTGATGAGGTATTTAAAAACTATGAAAAATACATGGGTGCTCAAACAGAACAGTTGGTGTCTTCTTTTAAAGCAGGAACTCCAAGACAACACGGAGAAAATCTACTTAGTTTAAGACAAGCTACAGATGATGCTCTTCAAGAAATAGTCAGTCCTTTTTATAAAGCTATATCACAAGAAGGTAAGAGGATTCCTGTTGATATAACAGGGGTAGTTAAGGAACAAATTAAAGATATTAAAACTAGACATAGAGGTAAACCTACAAAAGACCCACAGACAGGTAAGTCAGTTTTTCAATTTAACTGGCCCGATACGGCATCAAAAAATGCATATACGTATTTAACTAACATTCCTGAAAAACTATCGTTTCAAGAAGCTCATACCAATCTTTCTGTTGTTAAAAAAAGACTGTTTGAGCTAAAAACAAGTGATAAAAAATCTAGTGCGGCTGTTAAAATATATGAAGACACTATTAAAATTCTTGAGACTCAGATGGATGAAGCTGCTGAGTCTTTAAGTCCTGCTATCAAGCAGAAATACGACGAAGTGTCTAAAACGTATAGGAATGGTAGGAGAGTTATAGACGAAACTTATATAAAAAAAGCAATAGATACTTTAGATCCCGCAATCATAGGTGGTATGTTAACACAGGATGGTTTATCTGTAGGTATACAACAGGTCAAAGATCTTAAAAAACTTGCAAAAGAGTACGAACAGCGATTACCTAAAGACTCTCCAGCAGCTCAAGCATTAGGAGTGCAAGAGGATGTTATTGAAGGAGTTCGTAGAGGTTATTTAGAGTCTTTGTTTAAACTAGAAGGTCAAGGAGGCACAGCTTCTTTGAGAAAAGTACAGGAAAAACTAAAAGACCCTAAATTTGCTTTAACTTTTAACGAACTGTTTAAAGAAACTCCAGCAGTTCGTAAAAAAATAGACAAAATGGTAGAGGAGTTAGCTATCTTAGAAAGAGCTTCAGGAAGTGAGGCTGCTTTTTCTTTATCTCTTAGGGCTCAGGAACTAGGAGCGGTAAGAGGGGCAGTAAGAAACCCTACTGAAGTTTTTCAACAAATAATAAACTTTGTTCCTGCTTTGATGGCTAAAAAAGCAATTTCTGCTAAAAATGTGGATCAGCAAATAGAGCTTATAAGGGCAGCAACAGCGGCCCAGAAAAAAGGAATACAGCTTCCAAAAGCATATTGGAACTCTTGGGCTAAATTAGTACCAAAAGGTACTGTAATAGGCACTGCTGTTTCTGGTGCTCAAACAGGTCTAACAGAGTTTTTAGGAACTGAGTAAACAAAAGGGGGCGCAAGGCCCCCTAAGTTTATATCTCGCAGACTCCAGCTACACAAGCCAACGTCTGAGTACCTTCGGTATTATCATCCTTCTCTTCAATGTCCCACTCAAACTCTTTGGGCATATCCTTGAGTAACTTCTGGTACGTCTTCTTGTCTATCTTCTGGTAAGGTGCTTGTTTGTACACATGCTCTGCTTCCGGTAGGAAACTGATACCACTAACGCTGTCAAAGTTCTCCCAGATCCACTGGCACACAGCATAGAAGTTATCGTCATTGTAGTAACAAGTCATAGAGGGCTTATGCTCACACCAGCTATCTTGATAGACCTTCCACAGCTTTAACTGTTCCATAGCGCCCATGCTTTCTACTGTCACAGCCTTCTCAGGAGCCTTCTGAGGGAAGCTAAACACCCAGTTAGAGCTGTTCATTACATCTTCTTCATGAGGAAAACCTGCATCAATCATGGCTGTAGCAAGAGGGTCTTTCTTGTCAGCTCGCACAGTCCTAACGTAGTAGTCACTGAATCGGGGGTGGATACCGCTGGCACTGTCAGTCAACTGTGAGACAGTACCGGAGGGCTTGACGCAAGTAATAGCAGCGGACTGGTTAATACCTAACTTGTCTGCCCACTCTTTGTTAGTCTCCACTGCAATGCCTCTAAGAGTCCTCAGAAGCTTACCTGTAGCCTCTTCACCTGTAGACCCATTGGTCAGCTTACAGTCCATAATGCCCGTCATGGAGACACCTAACAGTGCTTCCTCTTCTGTGTTTTTCTTCCAGATGTTACGTAGGTAACGGAAGTCAGTAAGAGTAGCCTGTAGAGTCCCTAAGATAGTCGCTATGCGTACCTTCTCTTTGAGTGTCTGTGCTGTGTCGTCTTCCCGTACAATAACTTCAGACAGGTTACAGAACTGATAAGGCCGTAGGATAATCTCAGAGCAGGGGTTAGTCCCAAACTTGTGTGTAGCGTCTCTACGCTCGTTACGTGCCGCTACCTTCTGTGCTGCAATACGACTAAAGATACCCCGCTCACCGGACTTAGAATCGTACAGACGCTTCATCTCAGAAGAGTACGTATCAAAGTCAGGCTTCTCAGAGTATACGGCACTGTTGTTTGCTAAGGCTCGCTGACCGTTACCTAAGTACCACTCACCGTTCTTAGCGTTAGCCATACGGTTGTCAGTAACATTACTTAGGCTAATGAGGGCTGACCTACGGACACCGCCTACAACAACAATGTCTGCAATCTTACACACTAAGTCATGACACTCCAATGACGTTAGCTTACGTCCTGCTGCCCCTTTGAACATATCCACAGAGAAGTTAAACAAGTCAGCCAAAGGCTGTGGCCCACTGGCTCTGCCTCCAAATGTCTTCAGTCTAGCCCCTGCTGGCCTTACCTTAGTCAAGTCACACTTAGGAACCTTACCGGCGTAGAGGAGGCTTATAAGCTCTCTGAAGGCACTTGCCCAGCCTACCTTGCTGTCGGACACAACCACAGTGGACTCAGTGTCATGAAAGCTGTCAGCGATAACTGGTAGTTGATTCACATAGTCTCGCTCTACGCTGAACCCTACCCCTGTACCGTTGAGAAGAATGTACATAAGCTCGTCAAAGGATCTGGGGCTGTCTATGGGTAGGTAAGAACAATTGAAGGCTGCTACATTGTCTCGCTTCAATGCCGTACCTGCGGTCATCACACAGCGCATGGAAGGCATAACCTTCTGGCTGCTAATGGCGTTGTAGAGTTCTTCAGCCTCTGTGTCAGTGATCTGCTCACGCTCAGTAAAGAAAGAGACGTAACGGTTTACTGTCTCCTCCCAGTCTTCTCTGCGCTGCTCTTCATCTAAGTAACGTGCGTATCTACTTTTGTGTATGTATTCTTGATATTGATCCATTATGCCCCCCGCTGTTTGCTGTAGTATTTTTTTCTGTCTGCGTAGTAAGTTTTCAGTTCTACTTCTTTGTGCTTATCTTCCCAGACGTTAGTAGGACTTCTTTCGTCTTCAAGCATTTTCTTATAGTATTCGTCCAGATTGTCGTTTAAAATAGCTTCTCTTAAAGTTGCTTGGGTATAATGTGCCCAGTCTAAAACACCGACTGGTCTAAATCTTGTTTTAGTCCTAGCAAAAACATAGTCACTAAATAACGTATAGGAGTTTTTTTCTTCCCACAAGCAGTTTTTTTCAGGGTCTATTTCTTTTACTTGTTCTAAGGCTTTAAGCAACTTCATGTGACCTAGCGGTCTTTTTTTATTAGAAAAAACAGGTCTGCTTCTAAAAGACTTATTCATCAGAGTTCGTACTCCCCTCCAGTTATTAGCGATAGTTTTAATTGATCCAGCAAGAAGTACAATTCCAATGTGTCCATATTGGTAGAAATAACAATGTACTCGTCTGATTTA